CCACCTCCAGGGGGGATAGCATAACTACGAAATCTCGTTGCTACTTCTGTAACTGGCATATTGATTCCAGGTAGATTCGCTTTTTGACAAAAGAAATCTACCCCATCAAATAAATCTAATTTTAATTGGAATCCTACAGGAGCAAGATAATTCCTGTTTGTAGGTTGCTCCTTAAACCATTTGGCAGGCATGTCAACTTCCCAAGCTACTACTATTTATTTGCATAAAAAAAGAGACCCTTTCGGGTCTCTGTAAACTTTGTGAAGAAGATCACATCAAGTTGATAACCTGAGTTCTTCTGTAGTACATGTTGGTTCCAGCGGTGAGGGTCTCGCCATCTGGAGTACCATTGTAAGCACCGTTGGTGGTTACGAATGGGTTGCTGACCATACCATAACGGGTCTTGAAGCCAATCTTTGGCTGGAAGGTGTTAGGATCGATCGAACGTAGCATCTGGAGAGGTACGTATGGGCAATAGAATAGACCAGCATCATAAGGTGAAGTACCCTTATAACCAAGTAGGTAGTAATGCTTGTTCGAAACGTTTGCCGAATAAGGATCAACGAAGACCTTGATACGACCGTTGATGGTGCCAACTGCAAGGTTGCCAGTGTCATCAACCTGACCGATGGAAGGACCACCAGCGCCAGTTAGACCGCTGCTGTAGTCGAGAACGCCTGCCATTGCAAGTGCTGAAGCAACGTCAGCAGAGCAGATGACAAAGTTGCCCTTTCCTCTACGAGTGTCTTGAGCAATCGCGTTAGCGTCACGCTCGATTTGGAATAGAAGACCCTTGAACTTCTCAACTGACCAACGACCATTTGAATCAACGTCGAGGTCGAAGATGCCAGCGTTAGCAACGTTGTTCTGAGCACCAGGCTTAGCAACGCGATAAACGGTACGAACAACTTCACGGTTGATTTCAGCAAGAACTTCGCTTGAAAGAATGTTAGCAAGCTCTTGCTCAGCATCAAGACCATGGATTGCCTTGAGGTCTTGTGCGAGTTCTAAGGTGTACTCTGCCTTGAGTGCTCTGGACTTTGCAGTAACAGAGGTCTTCTCAATGCTGAATGACATCTCGCGGAAAAGACGACCTGACTCGCCCATCTTCTCAAGATCCTCACGGGACATACCACGAGCTACCTCGTAAGTACCAGCAGGAGAATCATTTAGAAGAGCAGGGTTATTGCCTTCTGAATCGCCACCAACACCTGCGCCAGTGCGAGGAGTGTAAGCGCCAGCGGTTGCGTCATACGATGAAGAGAAACCAGTGTCTGGCTCGTTGAAGAGTGCCTCTTCGCCGCCTTGGTTCTCGTAGCGTGAACGCATTGCGAAGATAAGTCCATTAGGACCGCTCATTGGTTGAACGCCGCAAACGTCATATGCCATGAGGTTAGGCATTGCACGACGAACAAGGCTGATTAGGATAGGATCGAAACCAGCGAGACCAGCGGTGTTAGCTGAAGATAGAGCAGAACCTGCAGGTGAAACGGTGCCTGCGCCGAGTGAGTTAACAGCAACCTCATTGAGGATACCGCGCTCTTCTCTCATTGCTCTTTCTTGGTTTTCCAGGAGAACAGCGGTAACAGCCTGTTTGTAGCGATCCTGGATTGCAGGTGCTTCTGAGTGATTTAGAACAGGTGACCACTTTTCCTGGAGTTGGGATGCGTTAAACATTTGTAACTCCTTGTGTTTGTTGAAAAGTTAGGATTTGTAATTATTTATATATTCTCACTTCCAGCGAGAAATAGCGTTTAGGTAAGCCGCCATTGCTGGGGTTACTGCTTCGCTTTCTACTGGAGATTCGTCACTTACTTCTGTTTTAGAAACTGATTGTGGGAAGTATGATTCGCGTAGAGTTTTTACTGCTTCAGCAAATTTATCTACTGATTCAAAATTAACCCCTTCGGATAAAGAAGCAAGTTTTTCCTTCTGAGTATCAGCAAGTCCTTCTGAAAGTTGATTCAGAATTACTACTCTGGTTGACTCAGCAAGACGATTATTTAATTCAATATTGCGCTCAACTTGTTCATTGAGGCGTTGTTCCATCTCACGAAGCTCGTCTGCCATGCCCTCGACAACATCAATTTTGTCGTCAGGAATACTAATATAGTGTTCTTGGAATAGGTTCTTAAGACCTGCAATGAAATCTTCAGTGATTTCGTTGCGTACTCCACGATCAATAGGTACTTGATTTTCTTCAAGCCACTGATTGATAGCATAATTAATAGTACCCATTACTTCCTCAGCAAGTTCTGCTTTTACAGATTCTACTTGCTCAGCAACACGGGTTTCAAATTGTTCTTGAAGTTTTTCTGCTTCTTCTACAAGCTTTGATCTAACAGCAGCTTCAAAAATTGTTTTTGCTTTATCTCTAAACTCTTCCGAAAGATCTTCGCCTTCGGTAAGAGCTGCTACATCACCAGATAAGTCAAGTTCTTCAAACGAAGGTTTGATGGGATAAGTTACACTTGGTCCAGTTGAGGTGCCGTATGCTACTTGAGTTCCGATTGATGGAGTTTTGCCCATTTCACCAGCATCATTTTTATGAGCGGTTTGCTGATCAGAAATACCAGCGGATACGGGAGCAGATGCTTTAGCACCAGGGTTCTCTTCCCCTTCATCGTCTCCATCTGGTTCGGGACCGCCAAGATCCGTACCTTGTGTTTGGTGATAAGGAGCAACTGCTTTTGTGGTTACTGTTGGCTGAGGATCTTTAGCACCGCCTCTGGTTTGAGCATCGCTAACTTGACCAGGAGCGGAACCTTGACCACCTGGAATAACTGCTGCTGTCACGGTTGGCATAGAATCCCCCGCTTCAACAATAATTCCAGCTTCAGTTACAAGCTCCTCAAACTTTTCGTTTAACTTATCTGACATTTGAGTTTTCCTCGTAATTTTCCTAATATGAATATTCTAAGATTATTTATGAAATTATAGATTTGAAAGGAAGTTATTAAAAGCTTTTAATTTTCTTTCTTCTAAATTTCTGCGGGTTGACTCTGAAATATATTTTTTAAATTCAGAAACTTGGTACTCTTTTAAAATACCATTATCCCAAACCCATTCTTTACCTTCCATAATTCCCTGAACAAATGCATCAGGTGCAGAAGGATCTGCTACAATATCTGCAGCGGTTGCAAGCATGAAGTCATCACGAACATATTTCACTCCATTGCGTTCTTCTAAAGAACCCATACCTCTGGAAGAAACACCAAGCTTCACTCCTTCATCAAGAAGTGATTTAGCAATCTTACCCATTGGAGTATCTAAAATACGTGCTTTACCATAAAAGTTAGTTCCTTCGGCACGAAGTTCTGTAATTTTATGTGATACTCTATCCAGATTTACTGATGGTCCATCTGGGTGACCAAGCTCTCCTAAAGCACGACCTGATCTAACATATTCTTCCGAATATCTTTCAACTTCACGATTTAAAATATCGAAAGGATAAATCCTCCCATTACGATTTTTTGTTTCTGATTGCAGAAACACTCCTTCGATGTAGAGATTTTTTTTACCGTTCTTTTCTTCTACGAGAACTTGAACTTCTTCGATATTTTCTGTGATTAGTTTCATTGTTCTTCTGTGTCTCCTACTGGTTCATCAAAGTAAGTTGAAGCAACAGTTTTTTTGTAAGTATCGATTACTTCAGATGCTTTTGTATACAAATAATCCGTGACTTTATCTAATGCTTCCGCTCGTTTTTTATCTGCAACTAAGTTTACGATATCCAATACTTCTGGGTTTACTGGTGTTTCCATATTAAAATATTATAAATATATATCTTTTATTTATTAGAATTTGATTGCTTCGATTGAGATTTTGCTACTTCCTGGTTTCTCTTCATATCAGCATCAGCAGATTGCTGCTGTTTATCAAATGAATCATCCGATTGCATTTGCTGCAATTCAGGTTGCATAGCAGAATTTTGTTGTGACATCAGATCTAAATTATTCACATCTACAGGATTTAATGCAAGACCAGATTTGATATCTTTTTTAATTTGTTTATCAATATCCTTATACTCTTGTTCGGTTTGTAATAGAATAGTTTTTCTTAGATATTCAGTTGAGAAATATTTACCGACAAAAGGATCCATTTGAGTTACTAAATTAATCCTTTCTTTCATCAATTCAACATTTTTTAATTCATTAAAATGATTGTCGAAGAGATAGTCATATTGAATATGCTCCTCCATATCATCCCAATCTTCGGGAGCAATTACTCCTTTTAGAATAAGTTGGGTCTTGAGAATGTCGTGGAATAGTTCGCTAAATCTTTTGCGGAGACGACCGATGAACTTAGTAAACTTGAGTTCATCCCTGAGAACCTCTGTGGTCTTACCAAGATTAAACCCTTTGTTGTCATCCGTAAGACGGGAAGGTGGTAAGTTGAGTGAGTTGTAAAGTTTCTTTCTGAAATATTCAACATCCTTGAGTTCACCAAGGTTTTGACCGCCTGGGAGTGTAGTGATCTCAGTTCCTCTACCGCCTTCACGGCGAGGTAACCAGAAATCTTCAAGCATTGACATATGCTTTTTATCATCACGAATTTCTCCTGTTGAAGCATCGTAAACAAGTTTATTTCTATAACGAGCCATAACTTCACGAAGATATTGCTCTGCTTTAACTTTAGGAAGATTGCCTACGTCGATGTAAAAAATTCTTCTTTCTGGAGCACGAGATAATCTATAGATAACCAGCGAATCCTCAATCATTCTTAACTGGTTAAGTGCTTTGATTGCTTTGTGTAAGAAACTCAACGTCATCTTTTTGTTGAGATCTGTTACTCCACAAGTTGATGCGGCAATAGAATCCGCAGCAATTTTTACACCTTGAGAAAGTGAAAAATCTGTTACTGTATTTGTGGGTAAGTTAATTGAGAATCCTTTGGGATTGTAAATATAATATTCAATATATTGACCCCAATCATATTCAAGAGCAGTTCCTCTAATTTTAGGATCTGCTTTTTGTTCTTTTAATTGCTGCCTTACTTTTCTTAACTTGAGCGGATCAATGTAGCGAAGCTCAAGAATACCTTTCTTTGGATTGTCAAGATCTACAACTTTGTGATAATATGTTCTTCCATCAACGTACCAGTTGCGGATAATGTGATGACAATTTTTGTCAAAATCTAAAAGTTTTTTGACGTGATTAAATTCTTTTCTTATTTTTTGCTTTAAAGAATCACTGATTTCCAGGTTTTCTAAATTAACTTCTACTGGAGAATCATTAGCATCGTTGACAACAAACTCATTTACAATTTCATCAATTGCCGAATCACACTCTGGGTGCAACGACATATCACGATAACGTTTAATGAGTTCATACTCATTTTTTGCTACGCCTTCTGTATCTACGTATGTACCAAAATAACCACCTGCTACGGTGGTTACGGAGTCATCAGTGTTTGGGGGAACTGGGGATTGTCCCTTTAGTTCCCCCTTTTTGTTAATTAAAAATCCAAATAATTGACTCATGACATGGTTGTGAACTTATAATGTATTATTTATCAATTACGCAATAGAGACATTTGAAGCACCTGCAGAAGCTGGTGAACCAGAAGAATTAGATGCAGTAACGGTTGTCCAATATGAATATTGGAATTCAACTGTAAATTCTTCAATTTGATCATTGCTATCATAAGCAAGATCAATTTGAGAAATATTAGTTGGGAAAGCGTACTTTAATTCGTATTGACGAATAACACTACCGTTTGTTTGACCATCTTTTTTCAATTGCTTGACAAGAACTGTTGGTGCCATATAACCATCGGTGCCAGAAGATGGTCTATAAAGTTCTCCAGTATTTGCCTGGTGGGAATTGATTTTTTCTAACCACTTCTCAAAATATGAACGAATTTTGAAATCTTTATCATTAAAGAATGTCGCAGTCCATGTATCAAATGTTCTGTCTCCAGCAATTTTGACAGTTCTTCCTCTAAAAGGAATTTCAATAACACCTAAGTTTGAAGCTGGTAAAGCAGCTGATTTGCAAAGGATATTTACTAAATCCTTATCCTCAGGACCTGTTGCTACTCCAGTACCAGTTGGCCACTGAATATCAACAACGAACATATTAGGCTTAACGCCTTCACCAATTCTCGTTAAGAAATCATTTATATTGCTACTGATTGCCATTTTTTGTTACCCCTTGATATGTTTATGAAAGAAAATTATCGACCGATTACTTCAGCAAACGAAACTCCTGTCTTCGTTGCTGTGAAGGTTACTGTGATGAAGTTGATAGAACGAGTTGGTTTGATGTATAACTCAGCAACAAATTCATTACGATCAATTACGTCAGGAGTGTTGTTTGATTCGTCACAAACCACAAGGAAATCAGTAATACCTCTTCTTGCTTGTACTTCGGAAAGATATGAATTTACAGCACTTGCGAAAGATGCTCTTGTTGTATCATCGTTTTGTTCGAATAGAACTTGCTTAGCAAGATTTCCTACTCTCTTTTCTAAATTCAAGAATAAACGACGAACGTTGATTCTATCGAAAGCACTTGGTGAAGCAAGCGCAGTCTTATCGCCAAATAGAGTTACTCCAGATCCAGGGAAAGAAACAATAGGATTGATTCTATTCTGGTAGAGTTCATCTCTATCTGCTTTCTTTGGATTATATGCAAGTTTGATTGCATTTCTAACTGCACCACGATTCAAACCAGCAGGAGAGAACCAATCATCTAAAGTAGCAGAAGTTGATACACATAGACCAGCAACGTCTCCGTTACATGGAATGTAGCGATACTTATCATTGAAACGATCATAGAAATACTTATAACCGCTATCAAATATTGCGTATGATGTAGAAGTAATACCAGTGAAGAAATTGATGGTATTTTCTCTTTGTAGAGTTTGTGATAAAACTCCGTTTGATCCAACTTGATTTGCTTTGTGAGGTGATACGAAAGCAACACAATCTTTTCTTGAAGCTGCAATACTTACAACTTTCTGTGCTTTTGCCTTGGTATCAGTTTCGGTTCCCATTGAACCACCCATTAGTACAAAATCAACAGTTGTTTCTTCTGTATCAAGGAATAGATCATAAGCATCTGCAATTTCGGCATTACTATACTGATAATCATCAGTACCACCAGTTAGAGAAGTTTCATCTTTTCCAACTAATAAAAACTTATCGCCAGAAGACATTGATGTTGATGCTTGACCCCATGCGTCTCCAACTACGTTAGTTGCTGGATTTGTTGTTGCGCTTGGAGCTACTCCATTGAAAATATATGATGATTGAAGATTGATTACATCTTTGTAATAAGTTGCTGCACCTTCCGTGCTTCTTGCATCAGATAACTTAGAAAGATAAGTTAATCTTTCAACGACTGTATTAGCAGAACCAGTGAAATCTCCAGTTACATCAATTACAGCGATGTGAACTTCGTCATACGAAATTCCTTTGTTTGCTGCAAATTCAGAAGTTCCTGGGCGAGGACCGATTGTACCAAGTTTTAATCCAGTGCCAGTAATATCAGTATTGGAGTACCAATCAAGTACTTCGACTACAGTAATTGTTCCGTTGATAACAGAAGCAACTTTGAATGTCGCTGGGGTAGCGCCGCCAGAAATTGTGATGGTATCATTTACTTCGTAACCAGCACCACCATTTGCTACAGCAATTGAAGAAACTGCACCAGTTACTGAGGCGATAGTGAATGTAGCGTTTGATCCACCAGTTGAAATTGTAATGGTGTTTCCTACAGTGTATCCTGTTCCTGGGCTATTAACTTGAACTGCAGTTACTTCACCAGCAACAACAGTGATATTAACAGTAAGACCAGTACCAGTTCCTCCTGTAGTTGCTACGCCAGTTGCACTTCCTGCATAAGTTGAACCACCAGCAACCAAAGTAATACCATTTGCTGCACCAACATTAACTGAGGTGTTGACTGTTAATCCAGTTCCACCACCACCAGTTGTTGCTACTCCGTTTGCTGCGGTATAACCAGTACCACCAGAAAGGTTAGAAGTGGTTGATACAACACCAAGATCTGGAGTGTCTAAAGTATCTGAAGTAGTGATTCTGTCTGTAGGAGTGTCTAAGACAAGTGCTGCTTTCTTTTCTGCTTGATTCCAAGAATAAACTAAAGCAGTTTGACCACCAGTGAATGTTAGTGTGTCTCCTGCCGAAATACCAGCTGGTACTTGGGAGAAGGTAACATATTGGTCTGCACCGCGATCAACTACAACAACTTTTAGATTGTTTGCCCACTTACCAGCACTTCTTGCAGCAAACTTAAGTGAACTGCCAGTACCAGCATCCCAATCTTCGTTGCTCTTGATTAAAGTTCCTGCTCCAGAAGTAGCATTAAGAACTCCAGTTTGAGCACGAACAACCGATAATCTTCCGCCGTAGCTTAAGAACTCAGAAGCAACAAACCAATCTTCTGCGTTTGCTTCTGTTGGTGTTCCAAAAATATTAATTAATTCTCTTTGGGAATTGATATTTACAATTTTTCCAATAGGTCCTTGACGAAAAGTTGAAGCATAAGCAGCAGTAATTTGCTGTGCTCCGACAACAACAGCATTAGATAGGTCACGCTCTTTGAGAACAATTCCAGGCGATACCTGATTTGCCATTTTTTTCTCCTCTTAAAAATTTCATTTTTAATCTAAAATTATTTATGATTTTGTATCTTTCAAGTGGGGAAACATTGCATGAACATCTACCAGTCAGGATATCCACATTCAAAGAACTTCGGTTTCTTGATTCTTGACTTTTTTATTCTATCTATGGTACAATGTTTACATTCATACGAATAAGCAGAAAGAGCAGTTGGTCTATCCTTGCGAGTCAAGTAAAAATCCGATAATAGATCTTTTATTTTTCCACATGATCTACATCTTCGTTCTTTAAACAGAAGATGATTTAAGGAAAACTGATCTTCGATATCCATCAATAATTCCACATATAAGAAACATCTTCTTGAGTATCTCCATATTCCCACAGTGATCCACTTTCTACAAAACCTTCATCTCCTTCAAGACCAGTTACTATAAATCCAAATGGAGACATGTCTTGTTCGATTTGATTTTTTTGCTCTTCGTAGATTCTTTGGCGAACATCATTGTCCGTCATTTCTTTAAAGTAATCTTGAACTGCTAACCAAGCAAAAATAACCAAGCACATAACAAGGTCATCATGATAACCTTCGTCTGCTTCGAAGGATTGCTTTTTCTGAATAAATGTGGTAAGCTCAGATATAATTTCGTAATCTCTAAACAACAACTTATCGTCTTCAATAATTTGTTTTAAGTTGGCACAACCAATCTTTTTAACAGTAATACTCATCTTGACTCCAAGTTGCGTTTTGTTTCCAGAGAATCCTTGTCCAACAATTTGACCAGCACGACCACGCATTGAACACATGAGAACATTTGGATACTCAAGATCATAGTTAAGAATCGATGCTACTTGATCTCCAACATCATTGACTTCACAAAGAACATAAGCGTTGTTGTATGCTCTGGCAACGTCATTAATTACGTTGGGGAAAAGCATTGGTTTAATTTCATTGTTTCGATACTTAGCAACAATTTTATATGGAACTGTTGTAATATCAAATACAATAAACGCAGAATAGTCACCGCCGATTCCTCTACTTACGTCAGCAGTGATAATATATTCTGCTTTTTCTACGGGTTTTTCATAAATGTCTAAACCTTTATTAGAACTGATTGGAGTGTCAAACACCAATGATCTTAATTTAGAAGCAGCAATAAGAGTATCAACCGATCCTAAGAATTCGCACTCAAACTCCTGAGTAAACTGACGCTCGGATGTGTTCTTGATCGTTTCTTCTTTCCATTTAGCATCACGACCAGGAACTTCAGACCAGTGAACTTCGGACCAGATATAATTGTTTCTTTGATTTTGTGCATCTACCCACAACTTATAGAAGTGGTTCATACCATATGGGGTAGAAATAATAATAACTTTGGTTCTCTGACCAGATGAAATAGTAGGATATACAGACGAGAAGAAGTCGTCTGCAATGTGGTTTGGAACGAACGCAAATTCGTCCAAGAAGATAATGTTAAATGACATTCCTCGGACAGCAGATGCTGATGTGGAAGCTGCCATGATCTTAGAACCATTTTCCAGTTCCATCGATCCTTTGTTCCATGCAATCACACCCTGCTGTAACCACTTAGGAAGATTCTCGTATGCTGTCTGTAATCTTCCTAATAGGTCTCTGGCAGTTGATGCCTTGTTTGCCAGAATACCAATATTGGCACTGTCATTAAACAAAGCATAGTGAAGCAGATAGGAAACCACAGTTGTTGATTTTCCTGTCTGTCTTGGTAACTTTGCAATATTAAATCTGTTTTCGTGAAATTTTCTGACAAGATCCTTCTGGAAATCGTACATCTCAAAAGGAACAAGACCTTCATCAACCGAAACGATTTTTACATAATTAACTGCAAAGTAAACAGGATCTTCTTTGCACTTTAAGTATTCTTGAATTTCTTCTTTAGTCCAATCATGGGCAACGTTTGCTTTTTTTAAAAGCGGGTTGCCCAAATAAATCTGATCACCACTACTCATTCAAAGTCCTCTTTATATCTTTATCAATAGCATCCATATTATTTAACCTATTTTCCCAACCTTTACCATCGGTTGTTCCTTTACATGGATTGATGCATGTATCATCTCCAAACTTGTCGCACACAAGTGAAGCTAATTCTGTCTCATTACCTTTCTTATTTGTTCCTGTCCAGTAATGTTGACCATCTATCCAAGTTGCTTGGCACTTGGGACAAGTTTTGGTATCCATAAGTAAAAAAATGAACAGTATATTATTTATTATACAATGTTCATTCTGTTACATATGTTACTTAAGATGTGTTAAGTGTAGAATATTATTTTTTTACTGAAGGAATTGGTACTGAGAATCTTTCCCATGCCTTAGGTCCATAAGAACATTCCTTCTGCGTTTCTGGTTTTTGACAGAGCTTACAAAACTTTTTTTCTTCTTTCTCCTTCTCTTCATAAACTACTTCTTCATTCTTACTTGACATATAGTTTGCCGCTGCATCCATATAGTCAGTTGCTAAAGTTACCTTAGATTGTACCCAAGCGGGAACTTGCATAGTTGGAGATTTGACAACCTCTCTCAATCTTTTACAATGCATTTCGAGTTGGTCTAATTGACTTAAAACCATATTACCTTCATCATCCATCTCCTTTCCCATAGCGATAGCAATATGACTCTCACTCAAACGAGATTTGAAATCTTCTCTCATCTGCTTGAAAGATTTTTTCTTGTGCTTTGCTTTTAGTTCTTTTTCCATCTTAAGTAAGTGAGTATAGTAATCTGGGAATTCATCTAAATGCTGGAGAGCAATACCATATGCTTCTTCGTGTGTAGTAACATGCTCACGCTCAACGGTAGAACCAATCTCTGCTTGACGAGTAACATAGTCAAGTGAAACACCATGCTTCTTAACAATCTCTTGCTCTGTGGGAACTCTCTTTTTCATCTGCTAATTTCCTCCCAGTCCA